TGTTATGCTGTTATTATGTTTGGTGCTTTGAAGCCTGCATATTTCTTAAAGTACAATTCAGCTTGCTGTAGGCACTGCTCTAACGTAAAACAATCAGGACTGTTTCGCTTCTTTTGGGCGATAGCGCTGCCCTGTCTAGCCAAAGCATCTGCACTCTCGTTGTACTTGATTCCTGAGTGAGCTTTGACTTTAACAAACTCTACACGATGAAAGTAAAAGCACTTGACTATGGTTTGTATCAGCTTTTTGTTGTGTTCTGGTTTACGCCAACCGTTTGCTGCCCAACCGTGGTGCCACAAACACAGACAATTTATAGAATATTCACTGTCGGAGAACACTGTAACAAACTTTCCAGGCTTTAATGATATAAGTGCGATCAATATAGCCATCAATTCCATTTCATTGTTTGTCGTATAACCGAACGGTAGGCTGATTTTCTTCTTCTTTTTTGTAGCGGGCTTCCTCATGTGGATGCCTATGCCGCCTGGTCCCGGATTGTTGATACATGAACCGTCGGTGTACGCATGAACTTCTACCATATTCGACTCCAGGACATTGGGAAGCAGGGGATTTTAGTTACCTTGATTATCTTAGCCAGCACCTTAGCCATCTGTAAATACCTCCTAGTTGCTAATTTAGTTTATATTTACAGAAAACCGAGGCTAAGATCATGGGTAAACCAGTCATCCGTAAAGGACCTGACATGACGATGGGACACAGTCCTTGCTTTCCTCCTGTACCAGCAATTCAAGGCAGTAACAATGTGTTTGTTAACGGTCTTCCTGCTGTGCGTACTGGAGATAAATACAAGCTACACTGCTGTAATGGAAGCTGTCACGTTCCTACAGCAACAGGTTCTTCCAAAGTTTTTGTTAATAAACGTGGCGTCACACGTATGGGAGATAAAACTACCTGTGGAGATACTTCGATGGGTGGTTCAAGCAACGTAGGAGCAGGGTAATGTTCAGAACTATTAAAACGCATGAACAACAGGTCGCTGCCCGTGAGTCAATGGAAGAAACTACGAATAAAGGAACGTATGTATTCCGTGATGTCAATATTGATATTGGCAAGAAAGGTGACGAGTTTGTTTATGACGGCGAAGCAGAAGTACAACAATTCTTGTTGCTACTATCTACTCCAAGAGGCAGCCGCTGGTGGAGACCTGAGTGGGGAGTGCGTAGGTTAATGGACTTGTTGTTTGAGCCATTCGACACAATAACACGGGACGAAATCTTAACTGTTATACAAACGGCAGCCGACCGTACAGCAAGTGGTGACCTTGGTGTGTACATCGACACTATTGATATTGGAATGGACTACGGCACTAGCACCTACGTGTGTGAACTCAAAGTAGATATTCCACGTTTGGAAGTAACAGGCAAGAAAGTTTCATTCGGATTACAGAAATTAGGATAACAACATGAACCCAATTATAAACGCAGCGTCATTTGAGGAACACGTTCAGGCTATCCTTACACGCTTTGCCTCCGATTATGTATGGTCTGATAAAAGCAAAAGCCGCCTGGCTATCTTTATTGCAGATGCCTTAGCAGGTAGCACTGAAGTCAACCAAGCATATATCAACTTTGCTTTCCGTGAAGCATTTATGCGTAGAGCGCGCCGTGCAAGCAGCGTACTTGCAAACGCCCGTGATTTAGGACAAACACTGAATCGTAAGACAGGCAGCACGGTAACAGTCACATTACGCAACAACAGCACTGTGAACAAATCTATTCCCGAGTTCAGTGCATTTACTATAAACGGTTTGCCTTTCTACAACCGTGAAAGCGTTATGTTGCGTCCAAGTGAATCACGTAAAGTAATCATGGGACAAGGTACCATACAACTCAAAACATTCAACTTGGGCAATGTGGATTTGGACTTCCCTGAGATTGTACTTGGTGTACCGGGACACGTTGTATCAATGGACGATATGTTTGTATACAGCGAGAATCCTGTAAGTGGTACTCGACAAGCTTTTGTTCCTTACGACAGCATATTCGATGTTGATGCCGATGAACCCATGTACATTCCAAACACAACCGCTGAAGGTGATGTGAGCTTGATGTTCGGTAACGGCCAATTTGGTGTGCGTTTAAATAGCAGTGATCGTATTGTAGTACGATATGTTCTTACTTCTGGTGAATCTGGCAATATCGGAACCAGCGGTGTGCGGGTACGCTATGAGAACGATACTACTATAGGTGGTATCACTGACGAAGCTTCTGTTGGTGGAAGTGAGCCGATGGATACAGACGTACTTAAAATGTACGCACCTTATGTGTTCCAATCAAAACGCAATCTTGATCGACATGATTCATGGTTGGGTAATATAGGCATGTACCCGGATGTGGCTGACGTTGTTATTCAAGGCCAGCGTGACATAGCCCCTGATGATTTGACCTACATGAACGTAGTGCGTGTATGTGTGCTGCCGAAAAGCACAAGCAGTTGGGGAGGCACTAATCCTAACCCTCAATCAGGACAATGGACGAAGTTCTTGGCATGGGCAGAAAAGATTAAAAACAAGCATGTAATGATACTGCCATGTAACCCAGAGCGCATACTGACTAACATTGTCATGGAAGTATACATCAACGAAGACCAATCACGGGAAACATGGAAAGCCCGTACCGAGCAAGCAATAGCCGATTACTTCAGGCGCCGCCGTGGTGTGCTTGGACGCAAGTTAGAAATCAGCGACTTGAAAGACCTTGCTACATTCGGTGCTGATAAGAAACGCTACGAAGGTTTGGACTATGTTCGTGTATTAGAGCCTATCCAACCCATTGAACCCAGGTCAAAACTTGAATACATTGCGCCTAACCAAGTCACAGTGTTAGTCAAGTACACAGAAAGAAAAGGTGCATTGAATGACATCTAAACGCCTATCTGATATGTTGGTAGAGTTGATGCGTGAGGAAGAACCTGCATGGGTCAGACTCTATGACATCATCCACGATTACACAGAAGAAAACGTCAAACAGTTCATCCGTATGTTGGAAAACTTACGGGCAATCGACAGGAATACTAATCCTGAAATTATAGATGAAATGATTCGGCACATAGGCTTTGATATTCACCGTGATATCCTTGAGATAAACGGAAGTAATATTCGCAAAGGCTTCTACCAACTGTCCAAGTACAGCGAGATTAACAACACTCCTGTATATCCAAAATTCATCAGCTTTCTGTTGAACCGCGGATTCCAAGTGCAGAACTTGTTTTCTCAAGACTATGTGAACTTCAGTCCTGTTCCAGGCAAACTGAATATCGACGGCGGTAGTTGGTTCAGCACATCGCACGTTAACCTTGTTGTTGATGGAGCTAACCTAGCAGAAGATCTGAGCATCAACTTGGGTGCGGGTGATTTGGAGTACGTGCGTCGCCGTCTGGATTACGACAAGCTGGACGAAGCACAGAAAGTAGCTATTGGCAACCAATTGATGGCATTGATGTCACGCGAATTAAATCCTGACACAGATGATCCAGAAATAGTCGAGGCTCTTGTTGATTACAGAATATCGGAACTGTTCTACAAGTTTGCTCCAATAGAAGAAGTAATCAAAGATATTTACATTGGCCTGTATTCCAAAACATACCTGTATGTCAGTATGTCAGCCATGTTCTATCCAAAAGACTTTGCTCGGCTGGAGACTCCTGGGATAGAGCGTGTTGAGCTTATGGTACCAAACGTAGTATCAGCTTCTACGGAATACAATGTCTATGTTAAGGTGTTTTGGGATGACACTACAGTAACAACTGTGATTCCTAACACCCTGTCGGACACGGCGGGATTAATGACGCAGACGAAGCCTACTACAATGTTTCGTGACCCACAAACAGGCATCAGCCAATCAACAACAGTAATAGCTACGTTTATGGGTACCGAAATATCCAAGAACATAGTTGTGCTGGCGTACGGTATTCCGATTAAGCCTGATTCACTTGTTATAAAAGGTGCCAGTGTTCTTAAACCAGGTGCATCTGAGAAGTATGAGTTGTTAGGTAAGATAGGCAACAACACTTTCACTATTCAAGACACTGAAAACATCGTGTGGTCACTGGACAGCGACCAGTATGCGGAGTTGGACACATCTACTATCCGGGCTAAACGTGTTATCCAAGACCAGAATGTATTGATGCAGGTCCTGTATCGTGCTTTTGATGGTGCTGAGTTGAGTGCTAACAAGCAAATTCTGATAGTCGAGAATTTGGTAAGTCCTATTCCTGTAGAAATACAGCCTGCCTACACTTTGGTTACATTTGACCAGTACGGTAATATTGCAACAGAGACTACTGTAACAGACTTCAATCAAGGCAACTACTACAAAGTGTACGCCGACATATTGTTTTCTGATGGCAGCGTTGTTAGCGAAGGCTTCTTGGTATCTTCGCGTGTAGGCATGGTCGAAGTAAACGATCAGAACATTTTCCTTGCTACAGCCGCCGGTGAAGACTATAAGTTGGTCCTCGATTTTATATATGTGGACAAGGAAGAAACGATAAAGAAAACAGACTATTTGAATGTGGAATTTCCACAGATAGATTTGTTGAGCATTAACATCGAAGGACCTGATGCTGTTGTAGAAGGTCGTGTTGCCCGATTCATAGCTATCGCTAACTGGAGCAACGGTCAGCGTAGTATTATCAATCAGGCCGATTGGTACAGTACAGGAGGAAATGTCGATAACCAAGATGTGCTGAACGTGAATATCGATTCTACTGGTGTGGCGCAGATGCCTCTTGTTACAGACAACAGTGTCGGTCTTGTCCGTGTAAGCACACAACGGTACACCGATTACCAGACAATAACAGCACAAAAGTTTGTCACTATCCAAAAGAATTCCAGAGATTTGATTGGTATTCTCACAGACGTAGCAAACACAATCAACGAAGGCCAGAGTGTTCAAATGCGCTTTACTGCGCGTTGGTCAACTGACAGCAGAACTGAAGTGCTGCCTACACAGGTAATAGTGTACGGTGATGACGCTCTTACTCAAATATTGGCAACAGCTACGAATGTAGGTAATGCGCTGCAATTCCAGTCCTTTAGCCAGATAGAAATCGAGAACAATCCTGATTTCCAATTCATCGATGCGGAGACTGGTCTGACTCATCCGATGGTTATGCTGAAGTACACGGAAGGCCCAGACAAGGTGCAGGGTGCAATACATATCAAAGCAGTGTATACGAATGGAAACGTGCAGCAGTATGTTGTTCCTGTTGTTGCAATACCACGCATACCAAAAGTGGAACGTATCGAATCTACTATACCACTACAGCTTGCAGAAGGCAACCGTTACTTCTTCCCAACGATAGGGTACTACGACAACGGCGAAACCCAAGAAGTAAATGCTACTTGGATGGGTTACGACCAGATGGGTGAAACTGATAATCTCCCTATCAATATCAACAACGGCCAGTTCCCACTTGATCGTATTGTGGAAGCATTGATTGGTATTGACCGCACTACAATCGAACAGATGGCAATCGACAATGAAAACTTGTCTGTTGACCAAGTAAGAAAGCTGATACAAGGTGAACCGATATTTGCTAACCCAAGCAACCGTCCTGTAACAGGACAAACTTGGCCAAGCAAGTTAGGCATACTCATGGCGCAGTATGACGGTGTATTACTCAACAGAACACTGATTCAGACTCGTTACATTGACGAAGACGAAACTATCCAGTTGGTAGGCAAATTCTATGCCCAAGAAGTAACGCAGCCTCTGACTGTCGTGAATGCACCATTACAACCTCACGACCGCATTGATTCGTACTACATATCAGGTCCAGTTGAAATAGAAGCTAACGAAAGCATGATGTACAGTTATGCGTTGGTCATGGACTACGATGACGAAGGTGAAGAATATCCTGTGTCAAGCGACTGGGAAATTGATTTCTATCGTGATGTTGATTTTGACCAGCAACGTGAACTTATACGTTACTTGGTTGAAGTTGACGGCAAGGAAGACATATTGCCTATGTCTAGTGATGGGAGTGGAACTCGCGTATCTGTTGATATGCTTTCCAAAATCGACATGGAAGAGATTCTTCCTATTGCCAGCGTAGTAGATATTGATGGTGATGGTTACCTATATCCCAAAATGAATGTGGATGCTAGGCTGATATTAATCACCAACTATGACGACGGTATTTCAACACTTACAGAAACCTTGAATATCTACATGAAAAAGATCAACAGTATTCTGCGCGGTCTGAACATGAAGATAACAGGTCCTAGCGGTTTAATCAGCTATGACTTCAAGAGCTTGATACTTGATGAACCCAATCAGTGGGCATTTGATAGCTTGGATGGCACCTTGTACTACCAATTGTCTGTTGATTTGGAACGTACAGATAACCCTGTTGCAGGTCCTCCGCCTGGACTTGTGCTGTGGCGTGCCGAGCCGACTGGTAATGGTGTGTCTCTTGATGAAGCAACGGGTCGTTTGTACATAGCACCACAATCAGATGACTCGCAGGTTACCTTAGTCGCTTCATACACTGAGGAATTCCGTGAGACAGAAGAATCAGCCGAAGTGTTCACTGAAACAGTGGAAGCCCGTTATGTAATCACAGTAACAGCCTCCAAGGCACTGGACATTATTGAACTGATCGGTCCTAACTTTGCACAGGATGATACTGTTTTCTATCCGAATGTCCGTGTACTTCGCCGTGACGGATCTACAGCCATTGCTGCGGATGTATTGTCATGGGAAATAGTAAATGGTCCTAAAGGCCTTGAAGTCAATGACAGGTTTTCATTCAAAATACCTAGACTTGACACAGACACAACTATGACACTGAAAGCAATTGGTCGTGAAGGACAACGTGAAATAACGCGGGACTTTGTGTTCAACTTGCTGGCAGGATTTGTT